ATGCACTTTAATGCCAATTTTTCCCGTTCGGGAAACTTTTTATTATTTTGCCATGTAATACAAACCTACGTTTGCAGTTGAATAGGATAAATAAGTAACACCCATAGGTACATTGCCTTTAATGACTTGTTCTATGCCAATGTAGGCATAAATTAATCCAGTAACAATAATTAACCAGCTACTCATTTAATAATTCTTTCACGTTTTCTAGCAAATCTTCTTCAGAGAAACCCCAATATTTTGTAAATCCTTTATGCCCAAGTCCGTGAACGCTGGAATGTGGATCAAGTCGGTGATGCCATGCACAAATCGGTAATGCTGGGGCCAGGGAACGCTTGCCCCCGTACCGGCGCACGTGGTGAATTTCAACGGGCGAATCGGCAATTTCGTCAATTCCTCTGTTTTGGATTTGTCGGCATACAATGCACCCAAGTCGTGCCAATTTTGCATAATGTTCTCGTTCTGCTTTAGTCATCTAACCAATGTTTTTCTTTTTTATCGGGTTTAATTAAGGCAGATTGCGGCACAAAAAACGCTGGGCGGCCACCAACTGGATCACGCCAATATTGTTGTTGTTTGCCATCTTTGCCATAAATATACCCATGAATTGTGTATTTTCCATTAATACCCGTCAATAGCCAATAACGTTTATTGTCTTTATCGGCTGGGTGCAATAACAAACTGCCGTTTTCATACGTTGTAACCCTGACTTCTTCATCTTTTAAGTCATCCCCACCAGCTTCGCCTACGCCTTCCCAATGCACGTTTAAATGCTTTGCTAGGGCATATTCTGACAATGCGCCTTCTATCTGCTCACCCCATACGGTTGATACATCTTTTCCGTACATAGGCTTGGCGTTGCGTTTAAGAAATTGTAAATGTCTTACACCGCCGGCATACACACCCATCATGATTTGTGGGTAATCTAATTCAATCTGTATAGGCATTAAACATTCCTTTAGCAATATCTTCTAATTGTTGAGAAACGTCTGTAATGTCTATTGATATTTCATATGCTTTTTGAAAATCACCTTTAATGGTGGCGGCATGAAAATCTATCATTAATTTGTGCAATGCAAGGTATGGAGTTGAAAAATCAATCATTTCTCTTGTGCCTTTCTTAGTATTGCTCTACTTTTTTCACTTATGGGTTTTGATACCATTTTGCTTGCGTCAGATAGTTTTTCATAACAATCTAAATTTTCTTGTGCATTTGTTATTAAGGTTCTAGCAAAAGCATATAAAGCATGATTCATTTTTATTTCTAACATTTCAGCTAACTTAAATATTTGCTCATCTGTTAGTGTCTTTAATTGTGGTGAACAAGTATGAATAGAATCGTTTGTAACTCTTTGACCACAATCTAAACACGCAGTCCACGCTACTGGTTCATTGTTCATTTTGTAAGTCTTTCAAGGTTACGGTTACTAGCTTCTTGGGTTCTCCACGCTTCAAAACGTAACTTGGCACTTTCTAGCCTAAACTTCCACATTTCTGTTTTGTACGTTGCCGCACCAATGGCTTTGCATAAATCTTGATATTCCTGGCTTGCGTAAGCTTCACGTTCCTGGGCACCCAAACTTTGTTCGTTTGACTTTTTCATCATGATTGAACGTAATGAATGGCGATAAGCTTCCAACTCTGCCAACTCACCCTTGGCCTTGGCGTATTCAGGGGCAAATTCGTATAGGTAATCTACACAATCATTGGGATCAACTACCCGTGTTTCAGCTTTCATTTTTCCATCCAAAATTTAATTAAAACGTGAAGAATTACGGCCCAAACAAACACGCCAGTAATTAAAAGAAAAAGCACAAATAATTCAATCATCGCCAATCCCCCCAGGCACCACGGTTGCCTTTTTTCCATTGATCATAAAAACTTTTTGCAAGTAATTCACGGCGGCTATCAAATTTAGGATTAAGAAAATAATTCCTAAAACCGGTAAGCCCAAACTTGGTTCGGTAAACAAGTAACTGTCTGATTTCACATTCATACCGCCATTTTTCCGATTTGTTGGGCAATTCGTTGGCGGTACTGTCCCATAGATTCACCGGCGTAAGCATTAAGTCCTAGTTCCCGGCCCTTGGCCAAAGTAAGTTCATCATTACTATACCAAGGTAATGAAGGACGCTTTACTTCTTTAGGTGTCATATCCAGTTCATCTTCCCACCGGCCTTGGTTTAGCCACGTGGTTGCATGGCATATAAAATCCATTTCAGTACCCTTTAGTTTCCAATAGGCTACGTGTTGTTCTATGGCTTCTACGGCCTGGGTTTGTTCATCGCTAGTCAGCCGGTTAAATGCCCCAAGGGCGGCACGTTTAGCTACCTTCCTGGGGTAATGTTTCCAAAATTGTTCAAACATTATTTATCCTTTTTTATTCACTAACTTATGTTAGTACAACTATCTTACTAAAGATTACTTTACTTGTATATGTTTATTACTAGGTATTTATACTTATTCCCGTTTGGTGGACGAACCTAGCCCACCTGGTTCGCCTTCAACTGTTTTCCCTATATGGAGCCACAGAACCCGACAGTCGTTCAAGGAGTAGGCACTATCTTCGCCACCTACTTTGCGCTATTGCATCCTTTGATCCCCCAGTAACGCTTCTATTCTGACCGCTGGTGGTGGTGAATCCCCAATCAGAACGATGGGAACTGAACAATAAAAAAGGGTTTTATTGGTAGCTTTAGCTTGAACGGCTTTGGAAATACCTCTTATCTTATTTCCGAAACCCTAAAACCACCAATAAAACCCTATTCATGAGTGTTCAAGTCCTCAATGAATAAAACTATATCACATTATTTCAGGCCATATCAATCCATAAGTTTCAGGAAACAAGTCTTTTCTTGACACTAAACCGTGGCTTTCACGTTCTATGGTTGCCGCTATTAGCATCAATGGGGCGGCTGGTATTGCGTTGTTGTTGCGCCATTGACACACCGCCTGGACCGTTACGCCACATAGCTTTGCTACCTTTGCTGGCTTGCCCAATAGGTCAATCATTTGTGCATCAGTCATTTATTTTTCCTTTTTTACTAAATATTACTTTACAACAACTAAATTTTACTTTACATTTGTAAGTACGGCAATGGTGCCGTGATAAACAAGGAGTAGCAAACATGGATGAATTAAGTCAATTGATGTTGGAACATGAAGAATTTTTAGAAGAAGCTTTAGATTGCATGGAATATGGTGGCGAACTGCTTACCCAGGCCCAAGTAGATTGCATACGGCAAGCTTGCGGTAAACCTAATCGCTGGAAAAAGAACCCAGTATTAACAGAAATGTTTAATGACTTCGGTCAAATTTTTGGAAAATGAAAAAAATGATAATTGCAAAACAAACCAGTTCCGGTAGTGACTTCAAACTACCACCAGCCGGCAGTTTTCTTGCCAAGCTATATCGCATCATTGATATTGGCACCCAAACAACTGAATGGATGGGTAAGAAAAAGATGCAACGCAAAATCATCACTATGTTTGAATTACATGGTGAAGATAACGATGGCCAGCCATTGCAAACCGCAGAAGGCAAACCGCTAATTGTATCTAAACGATATACGTTATCGCTAGACGAAAAAGCCACGTTGCGTAAAGATTTAGAAGCCTGGCGTGGTAAAGCATTTACCCAAGAAGAACTAGATGGCTTTAACCTAGAAGTCTTACTGGGCAAGTGTTGCATGGTATCTATCACCCACTCAACATACGATGGTAAAGAGTACGCCAACATTGCTGGCATTAGCCAAATACCAGCCGCATTAAAAAAATTAGGCGAACCCGTTGGCGTTAACGAACCCATGATTTTTACCCTTGATCCGTTTGATCAAGATAAATTTAGTAAGTTGTCAGAAGGTATGCAAGGCGTAATTAAGAAGTCTGCCGAATACCGTAATACGTTTGAACCTAATTCGCTACCAGTTAGTTCTGCACCGTCAGAATTGATTGATGACGATATTCCATTCTAGGGGGCAATATGAAGCCAATGATTAAGTTTATGGTTTGTGATTACTACACTTTGAAAACAGTTCAAGATATAGGCCACGATGAAGAAACTGAAATCATTGGTTTCAGTTATGAAGCATTGTCCAACTTTACCAAAGCTTTAATTACTGAAGCGGCTTGTATGGTAAAAGACCCTGAAGATAGAAGTTTAATTTTAAAAACATTAGGTGATTAAATGAAATGTATTGACTGTAAATGGTATGCTGGTCAAACCAATGATACGTATGGCGTATGTAAACGTTTTCCACAAACCGCCAACAAAAGTCAAAATGATTGGTGCGGTGAATATTTCAGCAAAATTGTTGTAGTTACGCCAGTTCAAGAAGAAGCACCAAAACGTGGAAGAAAACCAAAACAATGATAATTAAAGAACGTCAATCGGAAAGTGGGCATTGGTATGATCGTGAAGGAAACCCAGCATATTCAGTTACTGCCAAGAACGGCCAGCAACGAGCAACAACGTTACGGGATGCAAGATCACTTGACCTTTGCCCTAGCGTTTCAGGAATCATTGCGGTTGCGGCACGTCCAGGCCTTGATATTTGGAAACAACAAAACGTCCTGTTAAGTGCTTTAACCCTTCCTAGGGAAACTGGGGAATCGGAACAATCCTGGCTTGAACGGGTAATGATGGATTCCAAACAAACTGGCCGTGTAGCCGCTGACCGTGGAACTTCTATTCATGCCATCGTTCAATCGTTTTTTGAAGGTGCATTGATACCGGAACATATGCAAATATGCCGCCCCGTTGAAGAAGCCATTAAAACGCATTTTGGGGAACTTTTACTATTATCGGAACTATCCTTCGCCCATCCCCTTGGGTACGGCGGTAAGGCCGATTTAATAGCTAAATCAAGGCATGATTTTGATGGCGTAGTTATTGATATTAAAACCAAGGAAACAGAAGATATTTCTAAAGCTGAAATTTATGCAGAGCATGGGATGCAATTAGCGGCTTACCGCATGGGATTTAATATGTTCAAAGCCCGTTGTGCCAATGTATTTGTGGGTTACAAGATGGTCAATGGCATTACCCAGTTTACTGGTGTTAAGGTTGTGGAACACGAACAAGAAGATTTGGACCGCTATTGGCTTATGTTTACCAAATTATTGGAATTTTGGCAGTTGAAAAATAACCACAAATAGCTTTACAACTAAAGTAATCTTTAGTAAATTAACCAATACCGCAATGTTGCGGTGATAAATAAAGGAATTAATTATGAATCGTGAAGAACAACAAGCAGAAGCATTTTGGGCTTACCAGGCTAAACAAGAAAACCTACAACG